ATACCCCCTGTTTTTTCTGCGCCACAAAAAGGGATTGGCCGCAGTTCGGCCATTTCCCCTTTTATGACACCAGCTTAATCGCGGCGTCTGAAGCTGACTCGAAGAGCTTCGTGCTCTGGACATTGGTCCAGATTACGTATGCACTCTTGACGAGGGTCATTTCAAACTCCTTCATTAGGGGGGTCTCATATTAGCCCCTGTAATTCTTGCGACCGAAAAAAGGGAATGCGTACAGTCAGCACTCCCCTTTAGACTTCTAACGAAGTCCCTTCTTCGCCTCATCGACGAGCGTGATGTACTCCTGGACGGAGAGTCCGAGCTGCTGAGCGCGATACTTGAGGTAACGCCGCTCGGCCCGGATCTTCTTCCAGTAGACATGATGCTCATGAATCTTGGTGATCATGGGTCCTCCTTTTAGGGGTCTCATTATATGCGATGTAATAACTGCGACTTTGTGGGAAAATTTCCCCCCGGGGATTTTTGAAAAATCTGAATAGCTGTTTAAGCTGAAAAAGGGAAGCCGCAGTTATGGCTCCCTTTCTTCGCTACTAATGGGCGAAACGCTCGCGGATGTTCCGGCGAAGTTCGACTCCAGCGTCGGAGCGCATCGGGTAATACGAATATACCGAAACGCGTGCGACGATGGTCGACTTCTTCCTTGTGAACAACTTGAACATTTTCATCTCCTTAGTTGGGTTCATTATAGTCCCTGTTTTTCGTGCGAAAAAAGAGAGGAGCCGCGCAGTTGGCGGCCCCCCTCTCAGACTTGGGTCAGACGATCCTTGTCTTGGTCACGAAGCCGAGCGCTTTCGATGCGACGACGTTGACTTGCTCGTGCCTGATGATCATGAAGATGCCCAGTAGGTTCGCGCCGATGTTGGCCATCGTGTTGGGGCTCAAAGCCTCCGGTCTCGGGGTTTCCGAGTCCTTCAGCCGGTAGAGCCGCTCCACTTTGTCCAACGAGGCGTTGTACCTGTCTGAGGTAACTGCATGAGTCACCAGGTCGTTGAGCGCATCTACGATCGCTAGATCGAGTTGCGACTTGGGTTTCTTGGACCAGAACATTGGTCTCCTTTCCTAGGGGTCTCACTATAATCGCTGTTTTATGTGCGATTTAGCGCTGAACCTCGAAAAGGATCTCGTTCTTACTCGCGATGACGGCGTCTGGATCTCCGTCGATTTTGAACAGGTAGATCGTCTTCCCGTCTTCCTTTTTGCTCACTATGACCGTTCCTCTCGCGCGGTGCCGGTTCGTCATGATTGCCCTCAGGGCGTACCCAATAGTGCAGCAAAGAGTTGGGACGATGATCCAGTAAATCAAGTAAGTCCACATTTTTCTCCTTACGGCGAGACGATGTTTGTGTTTATGGTGTCGATCTCGCTGATGGTAGGGAACTCGCGATAACCGTTTGCGTCTTGGGCGCGAATAAACTCGGTTACCCGCCCCACCGATACTGCGCCGGTGTTTCCTTGTTCCTCGACTAGATCGCCCAATCCGTAATCACGTCCGTACACCAGCTGAGGTCCTGGAATTACCTGACCGTCGACCACGCGAACGTATCGGTTCTGACCAAGATGCTTCCGGGCGTCACCGTTGAGAAACTCGACGATTACGTTGTAATCGAACGGTCGATCTTCGATGTCGTCGATGAACACCTGCGCGACCCGAAGATCGAATCCGCTCGACTCTGATGCCTCCTCTGTAAAGGCGATTCCGGGAGTCGTGTAGTTGAGCGGAGCATTTGTGTTGTACGTGAAGGCGAGGTTCTTGAAGTTCCGCTTCGAGTGAAACTCCTTGATGTCCGTCAACGAATCGAGCCCCGGGGAGAAACGAACGACCGGATTGTCGGCCTGCTGACTCGTACGATCGACACCCTTGTACGCCCGGAATCCGAGAATCGGCGTTAGATCGGGTTGCCAGTCGATCTTGACTCCGACCTGATACGCCTCTGCGAGCTTTCGGACGGCGTCATACAGCGGCTCGAACTCGATGGTGAATGTGAACCACTCTGATTCCGGAAGGTTGGGAACCGCGTCGATGCTTCTCAACCCTAGTCCCGGAATCATCATTCGATGACCGTATCCGAAGGGGATCCCGAACGTCCCGTCGTCCAAGGTCAGTGACGGACTCGAATCGGAAGCCCCATACCAGATCAAGTTCCACAACGGCGCCCCTACGTTGCTCATAACCCCAGAGGGCGTGCTTTTGTCGCGATGAAGCATCGAGTATCGAACGAACCGGTTGTTCAGCCACGGGAGAACTGCGATTCCCGTGTATTTCATCGACCCCTCTTCGATGCTGCCTTCCTCGAGCACCATAAGTTCATCCGATTTTGACGACCCAATAAGTATCCCTAATGGAAGCTTCTCGAGCGTTTCGCGACGCATAGGGACGGTGAGTTCGACTTCGCTGTCACCGTAATAGCGCTCGGTCCAGATCATCGATTCGAACTCTTGAACAAGCTCCGCGGTCTTGTAATCGCGATTGACCGTGAATATGTCCATCACAGACCGTCGTATCTCGGATACCAGGTAATTGCCCAGTCCTGATCGCCCGTGTCCGTGAAGATGGTGAAGTAGTTACGCCCGGGTTCGAGAACCAGGAACTCGGAGGTTCGATCCACTCGGGTAAAGACGTTGGCAAACGTGGCGTCCGCCAACACAACTTCGTGGACGAATTTATTCAGCCTCTCCGAGCTGACTTCCAACGACTTGGACGCGTCGATTGGCATGTCGTCGATTCGGAAATGACTGAACACGGGAAGGCCCATTTGCATTTGTACAAAGTCGAAGCTGTCGGTCGCGAGACGCTGCACTCGGATGAAGAACCCAACGGCAAGATCCCCAGGGTTGTCGATATCGACGATGTCCAAGGTTTCTGTGTCGTTGTTTGTCAAGAACGAGACGGACTGCGCAACCGTCGACTTAAAGTACGGATCGGGGCAGATGATGGAGACCTGGAACTCCAAAACGTCGGTGAAGGGGTTGTTTGACATCCCCTCCACGATCCCGTAGATCTCCACCGGGTCGTCGATCTCGTCGGTGGTGAACACTAGCCGGACGGTGCTCTTTGGGGTGAAATAGGTGGACAAGAATCGGCGAAACTGCTCGCTGGTCCAGTTGACGTAGTTCATGTTCGGTCGCAACGTAAGAACGATGTTGCGACTCGGGACCGTATCGCCGAGATGTGTGTCACCATCAATCGACCCCAAAGAGGCCGTACCGACCGTGATCTTTACTGGATCGAGCCCGTGGTTGTCGTTGTTTGCGACGTAGAAGGTGTCGAGTTCCGGCCGTGCGGCTAATGCCAACGCCGCCGCTCCTGGCCGAGATGTGTAGACGTCAACCTGTTGGATCAAAGAGTACACCTCCCGGACGCGATCGGAGTTGCGACATCAGGTTTTTCGTGTTGCGGAAAATCTCGACCGTGTCCAACGCCTTCGGAGACGTGTTGTTCTGTTCGATCTTGATCTCCATTGTGTTCGAACTTGCTGGGGTCGTTTCGAACTGTTGCTGGAAAACTCCCCCGGAGGAAATTGACCGCGCTTGACTCAGCGTTGCCGCCGGAACAAGAGATGTATCTTCGAGCATGGAGCCTAGTGTTTTGGCCCCCATTTTGACGTTCGTCAGATCAAGCACAGGAGTGATCGTCGGATTCGGATCGATCTGTCCCGTTATGAGATCTGAGACCTTGCTCATGGACTCTTTCATCGCGCCCATTGCGTCGTCGGACACCATGTACACGGCGTCAGTAACCGTCTTCGACGATTCGATCAGCCCCTTGGCCATTCCGGCCGCGGTGAACGCTCCAATTTCGGCGAACACTTCTGATGGTGACTTGATCTTCAACGCCGTCTTTACGGTTGACACAATCGTGTCGGCGATGATGTGCCCGGCTTTCTTGAGCTCATCCTGCTTGTCCTTGAGCCCATTGACGATGCCCTGAGCGATGTTCACGCCCACGCCGTAGAGACTCTTGGACGCATTGTCCGCCAACGTTCCGGCCGCGATGGTGAGTTGACCATCGAGATAGTTGATTCCACGAATCGCTGCTGCTCCGCCCTTGAGGAGCTGGTCGGCGAACTGTTGATCCGCGGTTCCGTCGTCGAGAAGCTTCTGGTACGTCTGGTCGTCCAGACCCAGTTTCCTCAGCTTCGCGAGAGTGTCTCGATACTTTGCTACAGCGTTGGTCTGGTTGATCAGACCATCGGTGTACGTCTTGAGGGCGTTGATCTTCTTCCCGTCGGCATCCGTGTAGATGATGTCGGGAAGGGCTCCGAACTGACCCTTGACGGTGTCGAACGCGTCGTCACGAGCTTGCTTCGCGTCGGCCAGATCCTGGCTCGCTGTCTTGAGATGGGAACTAACCTTCGCGTATTCCTTCGAGATGTTCTCGAGCTCGTTCTTCTCGTTTCTCAGCGTCTTGGTCAAGGCCTCGTGTCCGGCCACAGACCGAGCGAGAACATCTTGGTTCTCCTTGATGATCTTCTGAGCTTCCTTGATCGCTTCCGCGTTCTTCTTCGGATGCTTCATCAGATCGTCGAGCTTCTTCTGCTCGTCGGCGAGTGTCTTACGCGCATCCGACGCGGCGGTGGATAGGCGAGCGTTCAGATCCTTGAACGCGCCCTGAATGTCGCTGGCTCCACCGTGGACTCCCTTAGCGAAACCCGTTGCCACCTGTTGACCGATGTCCGCCATGACAGTGGATCCTCCAGCGGTGATCCCGAAGGTGGACTTGGACGCGTTGATCACGTTGTTCGACATGTCTTCGGTGGCCTTCTTCGGCTTCTTGCTCTTCGAGATGCCGTTCCCCAAGCCCTCGGCGACATCGTAACCAATCTGAGTGAACTCCAGAGATGGAGACTTGCTCTTGAAGATATGCTTGGCCCATCCGATTACACTCTTGGCTATGTGGACGACTTTGTCCTTCAGCTTCGGCAGGTACTGCGTCAACCCGTCGATCATTCCCTGAATGATGGCGATGCCGATCTTGAACCCGGCCGCAACGATCTGAGGTTCGTACTTACGGATTGCTTTGGCGAGTCCATTCAGGAACTTCACGATCGCTTGAGCTCCCGCCTCGATCATTCGTCCGAGACCCTTCACGATCCCGACGACAATCGAGATGATGATGCCGACTCCCGCCTTGACGATGTTCGCGGCCTGCTGGGCGATACCCTTCAGGAGATTGATGATGACTTCCGCCACCACGGTGACAATCTCACCGATGTTGTCGCGAATTCCTTTCAGAAGATCGAGGAGAAGTTTGAACCCAGCGGCGATGATGTTCGGGCCCTTGTCGTGGAGCACCTTCAATATCGCCGTGATGACCACTTCGGTCGCCTTCGTAATCTTCGGGGTGGACTTGATGATGACGTCCAGCAGTGTCCCGATGATCTTGACGAGCGCCTCTACGAGCTGTGGCGCGGTTTCGGCGAACGCCTTTACGACCTCGACGAGCCCTAGGGCGGCTTTCTTTCCCATCTCTATGGTGGCGTCGATGAAATCGGACATCGACTTCATGATGATCGCGATCGCAGCAGGCCCGGACACGGCAATTGCTCCCAGACCACCCCCGAGAAGCGCTACTCCAGCGCCAGCGAGAGCTAGACCCCCGCCGATCAATAGAATAGCGGCACCGAATCCCAGAAGCGCCGGAACGGCCGGAGTCAGAAGCGATCCCGCCAGTCCAATCGTCGCCAGAGCCCCCGCCAACGCCGCGATACCGGTGATGAGCGTCTTCTTTGACTGATGGCCGAGTGCGATAAGTGCGGGAACGAAGAGGTTGATTCCGGCAGCGGCAATCACGAGCGCGGCTGCGCCCCCGATAGATCCGGTCATCGCTGCGAGTCCTACCGACAACATGACCAAAGATCCGCCGAGGCCGATGATTCCCTTCTTCATGGTCTCCCACTTCATGTTTCCGAAGATCTGGATGGACTTGGCGATCTCTTGAAGCGCAAAGCCCACCAACACCAATCCCGCGGCCGTGATGGGCAGCGTGAGCGGCATGGCGTGCATCGAGAGGCCGATGAGATCCAGTCCGATGCTGATCGCTAGCAGACCTTTTCCCATGGTCTTGAGATCCATGGCTCCGAACGCCTTTACGGCTTTTGACAGCGTCAAAAGTGCGAAAGCCATGATCTGGACGCCAGCCGCCGAAAATATGAGGGTCTTCGGCATTCCTTGCATTGCGTCCGCCATCAAGGTGAGCCCGATAGCGATTCCACCGAGACCCTTCGCGAGATCCCCGACGCTCATGGACCCCAGTTGCTTGACCACCGGAACCAAGAGATTCAAGCCGATGGCCATCGCGGAGATTCCGATACCGGCACGGATCATGCCCGGAGCGCTTTCTCCGAGCTTCTGCGCTGTCGCGGTGATCACGACCAGGATCGTCGTGAGCCCGCCCAGGCCTTTCTTCAACTGGTCCATGTTGAGACGACTGAGCGCAATCACAGACAGGGTCAACAGGTTGATCGCAACTCCCAGTTCGATCATCGCTACGCCCAAAACCGCGAGATTGGCCGCCCCGAACTTTCCTGCCCCTACGGTCGATAGAGCTTGCATCGTCTTGATCAACGCGACAAGCATGAGGGTCATCGAAGCGAGGGCGGAGTTGACTCTCTTGGGATCCGCGAGAGACAGCGCAACCACCGATGCCGCCAACAAAGCCACCGAAATGGCTATGTTCTTGAGCGTCTTCGACTGGATGTTGGTCTGCATCGTCTTGAGCGTTCCTGTCAACGCATCGATGCCGTAGCCAACGTTCCTGAACATGAGCGAGAAGATCGTCACCCTCGACTGAAGGTGGAAGAGCTTTCCTCCGGTCCTGAAGAAGTTCCGGAATAGCAGGAAGATTCCACCGAGAAGAGCCGTACGGATGACCTGCAAGATCGCCTCTACATTCATGTTCTTGATGGCATCGGCGATCGCTGGGCCCATCTTCTGGAACTGAATGACGATCTGATCGATCAACGGTTGAAGCATGTCAAGTGAACCGTGAGCAGCGTCCAGCATGGTATGCCACGCCTTCGCGATCAACTCGAGAAGTTTCTGAAGTGGCGTAAGAGCGTGCTTCAATCCGGACACTCCGGTGGAAATTCCCGCGGAGGAAAATCCCTGGAACAAACCCGCGATCGCATCCTTCAAACGTAGAAGCGCTTTGAGCGGAGCGCCTAGAACAGCTCCCATTTTGACGAAGAAGCCGTGGAACGCGTTGCCCTTCTTCATAGCTTCGTCCAGCTTGACGATGAAGTCGCCGACACCCGCCGTGAAGTTGAGGAAGCCCCCACTGCCCGCGCCAAGAGTGACGAACAAACTCTTGAACATGGAGAGGATTCCGCTGACGATTTGACGACCGATGTCGAGGGCTGCAAAGAGACCGTGGAAGGTATGGCGAATGTTGTCCGCCGTCTCCGCGCTCGGTCTCATTCGATCCGCAAGTTCTTTGAACCGCTTGGTTATAGCAAGAAGATCACTAGCCGATTTCTTCGGGAAGATATCGCGGAACGCCTGCTTGATCGGCTTGAGGATCGCTCCAAGATCTTGGAACGCCTCCTTGATCGCCTTGATCAGGATCGTCCGGCCACCAAGCGCCTTCCAATCGCCTAGAACCTTGTTTCTTGCTGCGGCATTGGCGTTGATGAAGCCGTTGACCGCATTCGAGACGGCCGTGAAGAGCGTCTTGGCCTCGCCGAAGTTGCCGAACAGGATCTGGAAGGACTGTGCCCAACCCGAGCCCGCCGTCTCCTTTGCCACATCCAGGACCTGCGTAATCGTCTTTACCTGAGTGGCAGCGAGCGAGGCGCTCTTGGCGGTTTGTTGAATCATCCGGATCTGCTCTTTGTTGAATCCTTGTGCAGCCAACTGGGCGTCTGTGAGGTCTCCAGTGAACTGCGTGAGCGTCTTGGTTAGAACGTCGGACGTGAGCCAAGACGGTTTTCCTGAAGTAGCAGCGATCGACTTGAAGAACGGCTCTCCCGCAATGGTGACGTTCTTCATCGGCCCGGACAACTTCACGGCACTGTCTTTGATAGTGCCCATCTTCACGGCGGTTTGAGCTAGAGCACGCTGAAAGACTGTTCCGCCGATGCCTGCATTCACTACGGATCGCCAGTCCTGCAAGCTCACACGACCCGAGGCAATGGCTTGTGAGAGCTGATACATCGCAGTCGACGCTTGCTCAGCGCTCGAACCTGAGAGAGCGGCCAAGTTGGCGATACCCTTGATCGATTGGACCGACGTGTCCAGATCTACACCCGCGGCCGTAAACGTACCGATGTTCTTGGCCATCTCGCTGAAGTTATAGATCGTCTTGTCCGAGTACTTGTTCAGCTCGAGAAGGGCGGCGTTGACGTCTTTGAGCGTGGCGCCGGAAGCTTTCGTGTTGGCCAGAATCGTCTGGATGGCTGTCAGGTTTGTCGAGTACTCCTGAAAACCAGCGATGATCGGACCGAGAGTAAATGACTTGGCGAACCGAGCGCCCGCTCTGATACCCGCCGAAACGAGGTTCGAGAAGGTGTTGATAGCGATCAACCGAAGAGCGTTCAGCTTTCCGCTAATTCCGTCGATCCCGGAGATGACCTTGGTGAGATCGACATTTTTGGCGGCTTTGCTGATGTCTTCCAAACCCTTACCGGCGTTCGGAAACTTCAGAGACTTGTTCAGCTTGTCGGCGTCTTGGGTTACCTTCTTGACTCCATCGCCGAACTTCTTGAAGTCAATGCTGATGTTGACAATCTTGTCGTCAACCGTCCGCCCCACTATCTAGTCACCTCCCTCCAAAGGTCGTCGGCCATCTTGTCAAAGACCGGTTGAATCGCGGGATTGATGTAATCGCGTCCCTCTACCCAACCACCGTTCCTCGTTGCGTGTCCATATTGAAGCAGGATCGCAATCGGTCGACCGTGGTCGACATGACTGTTGTGATATCTGAGAGAGGCGTATCCCTCACGTTGAACAATCTCGTAATACCACGACTCGGCCGTTAAGCCGGTATCGATTGGCGTGGCATTTTGAAGCGCCACGAGACCCTGATGCGCGTACTTGTCGAGAACCGATCGGATCCTCTCGGCTTTACTGGCTCTTAAGAAGCCTATGAGATTTTTGAGATCTCCCGTTGTCCTGACGCTAAGAATGTCAGGCATCAGTCGACCGTCAATCTCAGTGCCACAATTCCAGCCATTCCCGAACGTCCGTACGGTTTGTTGGACTCGTTCAGAGGAGTAATTCGCGCACCTCCACCCCAACCAGGAACAACGAGATCTCCGTTGGTGGGGTTTGCTCCGATCGGACCACCCACATCAAATACCGACTGGTCTGAGGGATCGTATGCCCCCTTTCCGCCAGGAGTTGGATCGATTCGAACGGCGTTCAGATTCTCTACGTCGAGTCCCCCGGCACCTCCACCACCACCTTTTCCGATCCGTCCTACGAGTCGTCCATCTTCGGGTAGCTCTTCAGATGTGGTAATTGTGCCCGAGATCGCACCAGCTCCACCAGTTCCAGGACTGGAAGAGTTTCCCGCTCCTCCAGCTCCTCCGTCGTTGGCCGGAGCGATGTCGATCGTTGCTGTGTAGACGCGTTTTCCTCCTGTCCCTCCGGAAGCGATACAAGCCGGGTTGTTGAAGTGCGAGTTTCCACCGGATCCACCGTCCGTTGTCGGAATGTCGTATTCGACAACGGCGTCGGTCAATAGATCCGTTCCATCTGTACCGGCACCTCCGACCACGACATTCGTTGAGCTTGGAAGAGCTGACAAGACTCCTCGGATTCGGTGAAAGCCTCCACCACCGCCCAAACCGCCGTAAATCCTGAGCGTATTTGCGACGTGGTTGAAGTCTTTCCCGTGATAGTTACCGCCTCTACCTCCTCCACCGCCGATCGCGATCGCTTCGAAGTACTTATACCCCGCGGCAATGTAATCGGCTTTGTTGAAGATGGCGTCAGCGCTGAAAATGAGTACTACCGGGTTCGGAAAGACGATGCTTCCTGCGAAGTTGATCCGCATTTCACCCCCTCGTTCCTAGTTCTGCTTTCCGTTGCGCGTTGAGCTCTCGATTTCTTTGTGCGAGCTCGGAACGAGACATCTTCTTCGGCTTCTCCTGCTTGTTGTTGCAGATCTGGATGAGCGCGAACAGTCTGGCGATATGCCATTTCTCGCATTCGAACGGGATGTTGAAAACGGTCATCCAGTAGTAAATGAGCTCCGACGTGACGATCTCGCCTTTACGAGACTTCGGAGTTTTTTCGTTGAACCAGGTAGCGGTCATCTTGGCACCGATGTACTCCTGGATCTCCAAGAGATTGTCCTCCGACAAATCATCGTACAACTCGTCAGGGACGCTACGAGTAATCGTCATGCACTTGATGTATTCGAGTGATTCCTCGTCGGTCATCTCGTCTGTCGACAAGAATGGCTTCTCGAACTTCGCCTCCCATTTTGACAGTGAGATCAGAGAATGCTCGAGATAGAGAGTCACTCCACCACGTACATCAAATTCTTGTGACTCTTCGTCGAAGACTTCGTCGCCACCGACAACAATAGTGAGCATTCTCCGATCTCTCCTGTCTAGAAGGGTTTAGTAGTCGAAGTCCCAGTCGGTGTCGCCCGTGAGGACGTGGCCCGACGTGGGATGTGCGGTGATGTGCGACGTCTCACCCGTCGTCATCGCGGGCTGAGCGCCCGGCGACTTGTTGACGCCGTTGATCTTCCACTGCACTCCCGTGACGGTCGGCAGAGTGACCACATGCGTACCGGCGTTGTACGTCGGCTGGTTCGTCGAAGTGCCCAGGTCGACCGTGGTGACCGAGCCTGCGAACATGGCGATGACCTCGTCCGGCGACGGAAGCCTCGGGTCGGCGGACGTTCCGTAGAGCACGTCCAAGAGACTGGCGAGAGCCGTCGCGTCGACCTGTGTCGAATCGATGGTCATCGTCGAGATCGGCTTGAGATCCGGATCCGTGGATCCGAGCGGAATGCTCGACACCGCCCAGCTGAACGAGATTGCTTCGGGCGAGTCGTTGACCGAGGCGTACGCCCTCTCGGAAGGAGCGGCCGTCAGACCCCAGAGAAGATGGATCTTGTAGCCGAACTCGTTTCCTTCGGCCGCGTTGCCCAGGATGGTCCTGTAGGACATCCCGAACGGCCTACGGGCCTGCTGGCCGACACGAACGCCCGGAGTGGGCTCGGCTGTTCCGTCCGACTCGCCGAACTCGTCCGGGTAGGTGTAGGCCTCGATCGTACCGCCGAAGGTCTCGGCCGAGATCAGGTTCAGGTACTTGATGTTGTCGGCGTACGTCGGAGTTGCCTCCGCGCCAGCAGGGCTTTCGGTCACGGTCTCCAGACCGTTCCAGGCCACTCCTGGCGTGTAGTCCCCCGATTCGTCCAGGGGGTAGTAGACGCCGTGATCCACGCCGGTCTCGTACAGACGATCGGCGAGTGCGTCCCAGGTAAGGGCAGCCATCTGTTTCCTTTCCCTCAGAAGAACACGTTGTAGACATCATGGTGCAGCTCGTCTGCGGAGTAGTAGCGATTAAAGAGAGTCATGGGAAGAGCCGCGACCTTA